AGCTGACTGGACTACCGCTAGAGGCGGTAGAGCCGCAAGTGCTGAAGCTGCTACGCCATTTGAAGTGTATAATGAAGGTGGTAAGGACTACGTTAAAGTAGGCCCAAATAACCCACTTTATGAGCGTATGGGACTAACTAACCCTACAGGTGGAGGTGTTTCATTGAATAAATATGGTCGCTCACAGATGGCTTATCGTAATGAAATGCAAGACAAAGCTGGTGAGAATAGAGGCGGTAAATAAATCTAATCCAATTTAGCGTATTATCTGGATTAGTAAAAACAACTAATTCAATTTAAGTTGGAGAACTAATTGAAAAAGAAACAGATCACAGCAGAGTTGGTCGAGCAGTTTAGCCAAACATTTTTAGTAAGTAAATATGATGGATCATTAGATATACCTAATATACACCGAGAGTGGTGGGAAATGTGTTGCTCTAAGAATCGACTGGTATCTATAGCTGCGCCGAGGGGTTAACATCTAATTGGGCGCGTTACAAATACAATGCATGGCTCCTCTAAAAATCTTTTAATTCGGTGGACACCCTTGAAATAGGACAATACCGAGCCAAGCCTCGTACAGAGGAAGGTGTAACGACTATCCCGCAAGGGAGTACACTTCAAGTGAAGTGGAAACAGAGATTAATCTAAATAAACTACGGAGTTACTCAATGAGTAAAGCACACAAACTAGCATATGCTGCTGGATTCTTCGATGGGGAAGGTTACGTAACAGTACAAATTCGCGGAGGTCAGTATAAAGGTCACTATATTCGGATAGGTGTAAACCACGTACATCCAATACCTTTATACGAGATGCAGAGATTATTTGGTGGGACAGTTAGAAAACAGAACCCCGCCAAAGTAAAAGGAAACAGAAAGCAAAGGCACGAGTGGAGTATCAGCTGTAACAAAGCTGCAGCAGCACTAAGTCAAATGTTACCTTATATGTTATACAAAAACAAAGTGTCAGAGTTAGCGTTATCTATACAAAGTACTATGGGAACTACAATTAAAGTTTCTGACGAAATAGTAGCTTACAGGCAGTCTCTTAAAGAAGAGATTCAACGTATAAACGCATTAGATTAAAGATATAGTCTACTCTGCATGGTAACATGCAGCAGTTCAAACAAGTGAACGGGCAAGACCTAACGAGTTTTGTTGAATATAACGCATGCTAAGACTACAGCAATCACGTTAGCTTATACACTATGCTGCTTAATGTTTAGAGTTAAGCAACACGTAGTAATAATAGGTAACAATGAAGACACAGCTATTGGACATCTAGCGCACATACGAAATGAGATCTCTGAAAACCCTGACTTAAAGGACGTATTTGAAATAAATGGGTTTGATAAGGAAGGAGCTACTGAGTTAATCGTAAGATTCAATGATGGTTACCGTTTTAGGGTAATAGCTAAGGGCGCAAAACAGAAAGTACGTGGTATAAACTGGATGAATAAGCGACCAGATCTAGTTGTCATAGATGATTTAGAGGATGATGAGGCTGTTATGAACAAAGAGCGTAGGGATTCACTACGTGATTGGGTTCTGACAGCTGTATTACCCGGATTATCCAGAATATCTGGTCAGATTAGGTTTGTAGGTACAATCCTGCACGAGGATAGTATGCTTATGACTACTATAAACTCACGCGCTTGGGTAAGTAAGTTGTATAAAGCACATAAATCGTATGATAATTTTTCTGAGATGTTATGGCCTGACTTGTGGTCTGAGTCTGCACTACGTGAGATTAGACAGGTCTTTATTGATACAGGTAATCCAGAAGGTTACTCACAGGAGTACCTTAACGACCCATCAGATCAGTTACACAGCTTCTTTAGGGTAGACGATTTGATTCCTATGGAAACTTTAGATAGGCAAAGAGTTAAGACTTACTATGTAGGGGCTGACTTCGCACTATCAGATAAAACATACAGTGATCACACTGTGTTTGTAGTTGGTGGTTACGACAGTGAAGGGCAGTTGCATATAGTAGACGTACAGACTGTGCGTACTGACGACACTAATCTCATAATAGAAATGTTATTTGGTATAATAGATGCATATAATCCTGAATACTTTATTTGGGAGCAGGGTACTTTGGCTAATGCCATAGGCCCACCCTTTGAGACTGAGATGCAGCGCAGGAATAAGTTCTCTACTATAGAAACTTTCCCAGCAACTCAGGATAAAAGATTAAGGGCTGTACCTATACAGCAGAGAATGAGAGCAGGTGGTGTTAAGGTAGACATACAGGCTGAATGGTTCCCAGCATTTAGAGAACAATTACGTAAGTTCCCTAAAGCCAAGGAAAACGATGCAGTTGATGCGTATGCATGGTTAGGTAGAGGTATTGCTGAATTCGTCGAAGCACCTACTGATGAAGAGTTAGAAGAAGACGATTGGCAATCTGCATTAGATGATGCAGGTTTAAACTGGGATGACACCGGAACTGGGTATTGATGAGGAGATTTTATAGTGACAACGAGGCTGGATAATTGAACATACAAGATATATTAGCTTCTGAGAGCCTGATTGATGAAATTAGTGATAAGCAGCTAGATGAAATAGGCACAAAGATAGGTTCTTGGTTTGAGGAGGACTGCCACTCTAGGCGTGAGTGGGAAAAAAAGTACGAATCGTGGGTTAAGTTAGCCAGTCTTACAATGGAAACTAAAACACGCCCTTGGGCTGGTGCAGCTAACATTAAGTACCCACTACTAACACAGGCAGCTATTCAGTTTAACGCTAGAGTAGTACCTGCCCTCACACCTAACTCAGAGCCTGTAGGCGTTAAAGCCATAGGTGATGACCCTGATGGTCAGAGGTATGCTGGTGCTGTCCAAGTAGGGCGTCACATGAACTATCAGCTTATGACTGAGATAGAGGAATGGGAAGAAGACTTTGATAGATTAAGCCTAGTGCTTGCTATAACAGGACAAGAATATAAGAAAACATACTTCTCCTACGAGAAGTCAAGGATTGTTTCAGAATATGTAAGCGCAGCAGACCTTGTACTACACTACTGGTACAAAGATTTTGCTAAGACACGTAAGACACAGAAGGTTACACTAACATGGAATGAGTTAGTTGAGAAGATGAACTTAGGTTTGTATAAAGATTACAAAAAAGAAGACCTAGGTGAACCTGATTATAACCAAGATTCTGTTGATAGTCTACGCCAAGCATCAGATGTGCGGCACGGCTACAACCCAAGTCAAAGAGATGAGGCTACTACTGACCTAGTACTAGAGCATCATGGCTGGCTTGACTTAGATGATGATGGTTATGAAGAACCTTACCGTATTGTAGTACACCATAGATCAAAGAAAGTACTGGCTATTGAGCCAAGATTCACTGAAGAAAACTTATCTTTAGGTGAAAAAGAAGAAGTACTTATGATTGAACCTATCGAGTATTATACTAAGTTTGATATGATTCCTAATCCTGATGGTTCACAATATTCCATTGGATTTGGTACATTGATCGCACCAATTAACAATACTGTTAACACCACAATTAACCAACTGCTGGATGCAGGGACGTTATCTACTATGCAGTCAGGCTTCATAGGTAAAGGTGTTAGGTTACGTAATGGTGTGTTCTCAGTTGCTCCGGGCAAGTGGCCCATTGTTAATAGTACAGGAGGTGATCTTAAGAATAATATAGTACCACTACCTATCAAGGAACCTAGTTCAGTGCTACTATCGCTACTTAATTACATGGTACAGGCAGGTAAGGAGCTGTCAGCTACAACAGATATATTTGCGGGACAACACCCGGGTCAGAATGCCAAGGCAGGTGTAACTGCTACGGTTAAGGAAGAAGGTTTAAAGGTTTTCAACGCAGTCTATAAACGTATCCGTAGATCTATGAAGCGTGAGATGCACAAGATCTTTGCTCTTAATAAACTTTTGCTTGATAATCCACAAGGAAGTAAAACAGAACGATCAGCAGCGTTATTTGGTGTAACAGCTGAACACTATAACGTAGATCAGAATGCTTTAGAACCTAGTGCTGACCCAACTATTGCTATTAAAGAACAGCGTATTCAAAAAAATATGACCGCCTTACAGTTAGGCGGGCAGTATGGTAGTATTAATATGCAAGAAGCATTACGTAGAGTACTTGCTGATATGGAAGTAACTAATTTAGAATTGTTAATGCAAGAGCAACCACAACCACCTGATCCTAAAGTGGAAATGGAGAACGCTAAGTTACAATTAGAGAATGCTAAACTACAGATTCAAGCTGCTGAAATAGAGAGGAAGCAGAACAAAGATGATGCAGATATTCTAGCTAAGAAAGTAGATCAATCTATTGAACTGATCAAAGCACAGCAAGCTGACGAAGATAGGGATGAAGCTAGTTCACAACAATTATTATCTATAGTAAAAGATCTGGAGAAGATTCAAACAGATGCGCGAATTAAGTCAATACCTAACAGCAGACCTCCCCAGCAGGGAGAGTTATGATGAGTGGCGTAACGCCAACAAGGTAACAGAGTTTTACCATAAGTTCTTAGCTACGTGGATAGAGTCAACTATGGCTCAATACATGACAGGAGAGTTAGTGGATAAAAAATCAATGGAAGAGATTGCCATTGAAAACATACGAGTGCAAATGCGCTTGGCTATATTCAGTGAGTTACTGAACCTTAAATATGATGACATAACAGAAATGTTAGGAGTAATAACACCCGATGATGAAGATCATACCGACTGGACGTAGAGTCCTAGTAGAACGTGATGTAGTAGATGATACATTTGAAAACAGTACGATAGTACGAGTAGAGTCAACTAAAGATTCTGACCAACGTAAGCAAGCGTATGGTACAGTGATGGCTATAGCTGATGAAGCATATACAGATGTATTCGAGCGTAAGCAGTGCGGTGTAGGAGATAGAGTTATCTTCAGAGCATATGCAGGTATTCAAGCGCATCCTGAGAAGGATAATGTTATTTTACTAAATGATCAAGACATTTTAGGAATCGTAATAGATGAGTGAGTTAGAAACAAGTCCTAGTGTAGAGGACGTAAGTGAGCCAGTGAATGAAACAGAAGTTACTGCGCGTGAGATGGGTTGGCGACCAGAAGAAGAATATGAAGGCCCAGAAGGTAATTGGGTAAATGCGGATGAGTTTGTAGCCCGTGCTCCATTGTACGATGGTCTGAGTAAGCAGAAGAAGCGTATTAAACGTCTAGAGAAAGTTGTGAATGAACTCTCTACACATAATCGTAATATTACTGCCGCGCAGAAAGAAGCACGTATTAAAGAACTTGAGGTAGCGAAAGCTGAAGCAGTTATTGATGGGGATGCTAATGGTGTAGCACAAATTGAAACACACATTAAAGAAGCCGAGAATATAACTATTCCAGAGACTGGCCCTTCACAAGAATATGTCGACTTTGTTGATGATAACCCTTGGTACATAGATAATCCAGACCTTGCAGCTATTGCTGATAGGCGAGGAAAGTTTATATACGACAAGAATCCTGATGCTAACTTAGAAGATGTGTTCACAGAAGTAGCTAAGTATGTTAAAGAGAATTACATGAAAGAAAACAAACCATCAAAACGTATACCTAGTGCAGAAGGTGCATCTCGTGGTACACGTAAAGGTTCAGGTGGTAGTAGAGAAGGTAGACTGACACAAGATCAGAGCCGCATGATGAAAGAATTCATTTCGCTAGGTGCAGTTAAAGATAAGGCGGAATACATAGATCAGCTGGAAGCAGCTGGAATGCTAGGAGAATAGGCTAATATGACTAAGCAGAAAAACACAGGTACATCTCGTAACCGAACCAGAAGTAGGGAAGAACTACTAGAAGAACGGCGTAAAATACGCAGCGACTTAGGTGCATTTAAAAGTGTCTTATCAACTCCAGAGGGAGAAGAGTATGAGCACTTACATTTTCGATGGGTTAACAATGTTGATAATCGCATCGAGTATTTCCAGAGACTTGGATGGCAACTATTTGACGGATATAACGTACAAGTAGGTGACCCCAACACAGCTATGGAACAAAACATAGCAGGTGAGTCAGGAGCTACAGTACCAGTTGGCAAAGGAACGATTGCACACTTAATGTGTATACCTAAAGAAGAATGGGCTATTGACCAAGAGATCAAGGAGAATGAGATCCGCAGGTTAGAACAATCAATGGATTCTAAGATGACCCAGGATGGGTTAGATAGGTTCGGTGCTCAGAAAACCAATAGGAATATGCAAGGCCGTTAGCAATTGTTAAAGTTTAAAAACAATTAATGGAGTCTTAATTGGTTCCTGCTTAATAACGTATCGGAGATAAAAAATTGAGCAATGTAGATCGACCGGGTGGTTTTGTGCCAGTAGGCCACCTTCAAACAGGTTCATATAACGGGCAAGCACGAGAATATCGAGTGGCTTCTGCTTACGGAACAGCCTTAATGGTTGGTGATCCAGTCAAGTTGACCGGAACAGCAGACGCTACCGATGGTGTAGCAACAGTAGAGCAAGCAGCCGCAGCTGACATCAAGGTTGGTGTTATCGTAGGTATTAAAGTAGATCGAGCAGTTCCTGCTACAGAATATCCGGGTTATATCCCAGCATCTACAGGTGGTACTGTATATGTCTGTGATGATCCGTATGTTATTTTTGAAGCGCAAGAGGATGGTACTTCTGCTGTTACAGTAGTAGGCCAAACTTTCGATCATCTTATGACTGCTGGTGATACAGACACAGGGCGTTCCAACGCTGAGATTGATACTTCTGACATAGGTGTAGGCGCAGGTTGGGTTATCCTAGGTTACTCGCGTCGAAATGACAACGAGATTGGCGAACACGCTAAGATGCTAGTGATGATCAATGAGCATGCGTATAAAGCAGCGATTGCTGGTGTATAGGAGATAATTAAATGAGTGGAATAATTTCAACAAGTAGTTTTGGACGCGCTTTATGGCCCGGAATCAACAGCTGGTATGGTAAAGCATACGGTGAGTATCCGGTACAACATACAGATCTTTTTGATACCTTTAAAACGTCTCGTGCGTTTGAAGAGGATGTCGGTACATCTGGTCTGGGTCTTGCTAAAGTAACAGGCGAAGGCGAAGCGGTACAGTATGAGGGTGAACGTCAGGGTTTTGTTACTCGCTACACCCCACAACAGTATACGCTGGGTTTTATCATCACCGAGATCATGATGGAAGATGATCTATATGCAGTAGTTGGTGAGAAGAAAGCTAAAGCTCTTGCTTTTAGTATGCGTCAAACCAAGGAAATCAATGGTGCTAACATTTACAATCGTGCCTTTAGTGGTTCGTATGTAGGTGGTGATGGTGTAGCTTTATGCTCTGCCGCACATCCAAATGTATCAGGTGGAACTTGGTCTAATCTAGCGTCTAGTGATATGTCAGAAGCTGCTCTTGAGCAAGCGTGTATTGACATCTCCCGCTGGGAGAATGATAAGGGTCTTAAGATTGCAGTAATGCCACGATCCTTACACATTGCACCTGACCTAGCTTTTGATGTTCATCGCATCCTTGAGTCTGTACAGCGTTCAGGTACAGCTGATAATGATGCTAATGCATTAAACAACATGGGTAAGTTTCCGGGTGGAGTTAAGGTTAATCACTACTTCACTGATACCGATGCTTGGTTTATTCGTAACCAAGTTCAGGACGGTATGAAACACTGGGAACGTCGAGCAGATACTTTTGGTATGGACGACGACTTCGACACATCTAATGCTAAGTTTAAAGCAACTGCGCGTTATGCGTTTGGATGGACAGATCCAAGAGCTCTGTACGGTAGTGCTGGGGTCTAGTCCTACCCATCAGCTGGCGTTTAGTAAGTAAAGCGTTAACAGGAGGCATCGTTACCTCTAGGTCTGGTGGGAACCTTTAATCCCACCAACTTATTTTTAACTTATCGAATATATATCCCATACATGAAGAGAGACTATAGAACAGAGAATCAAGCTAGAGATAAAAGTAAGCAAGCAGCATGGCAAGCAAATTACAGGCTTCGACATAAAAATAAAGCCAGCCTAGCTGCAAAAAGAGCAAACCTAAAAGCTAAGTATGGCATAACCTACGAAACCTTTCTTGAGATGCATAAAGAGCAGAAAGGTTTATGTGCTATCTGTGGTCAGGAAGAGAAGGCAGAAAGAGATCTAGCAGTAGATCATTGCCACACAACAGGCAGGGTACGCGCCTTATTATGCACTACATGCAATATAGCTTTGGGTGGATTTAAAGACGATCCACAGCTTTTACTTAACGCAAGAGACTACATTCTAACTCACTCAGAGTGATTAGGGAGTTGACGATTAACATCAGGAAGCGATAATGAGTGCAACAAATTTTTCAGGCCCAGTAGTTTCAGCTGCTGGTTTTACAACAGGTCAAGCAGGACAGCTTACAGATATAGCTGCGGCATATGTATCAGTAACAGCTGGTCATACGTGTACTTATGCTGATCACGACAAAACACTGTTTCTTGCAGATGCAGCATCAGGTGATGTGACACTACCTGTGGTCACATTAGCTGGGTTTAGGGTACGTGTAGTTTGTGGCTTTGCTATAACTACTTCATCAGGTGTTATCTCAGCAGAGGGTGATAATATCTCAGGTACTCTAGTAGTTAATGGTGCTACTGTATTAGCTGAAGTTGAAGACCAAATTAATTTTATACTTAACCTAGCTGAGATTGGCGATTACGTTGATTTTGTAAGTGATGGTACGAAGTGGATTGTTAGTGGTATGGGTGGTGCAGCAGGTAGTATCACAGCAACTGATCCAGCATAACCTTTCTTTAGGATAGTAATATATGAGGTCACATAAGAGGAGGGTAGATTTACCTTTTGAAGATGATGACCTCTTATTAATTAGGAATAAACATAATGGCAAGTACAGCTAAGATTAAACGATTAACAGCCACAGGAACTGTATCTACAGCAAAGATTAACCTTGTAGGTGGAGTTCAAGTTATAGGAGGCACTGCCGTAGATGGTGCTATCTTATATGATGCAACAGCTGCAACAGCTGCTAAGAAAATACTACAGGTTACTGGAGGTACTATAGTTGATTTAAGTAATCCAATACGAACTACAGACTTACACGTAGTATTTGGCGTAGGTGCAACAGAAGTGTTGCTACACTTAGTCTAATGGGTTTACAGGCTAGAGGATCACATAGATTTATATGTGATAGGTGTAGATTAGAGTACCGATCTAATGAGAAACGAAAAGAATGGAATGGAGCAGTGGTATGTAGATCCTGCTTTGAACCTAGGCATGAGTTAGACTTTTATAGAATACCTAAAGAAGATACATCTGTACCTGACCCTAGACCTGAACCGTCTGTAGCTTACGTTAGTGTGGACGAAGCCTACCCTGTATTTACATTAACAGATGAATTTGGTACGCCTATTGTAACAGAGACTAATGAGTACATCCAAGTACCCATAGGAATAATTTAATGACACAAATAAGAGAGTTAACATACAAGGCAGTACCTGACGGAACTGAGAAAGTAGCGATACAGGAAACGGACACTACTACTAAGTACACTAGCATACAGGCTATGATAGATGCTTTAGGTATCACAGGTGCTACTGGAGCAGCAGGTGCTGATGGCTCTATCACTAGATACGGAAGCGGTGTACCAGCTAATGGGTTGGGTGCTGATAATGATGTCTATATAGATATTGCTAATAGTGGTCTTGTTTACTATAAGGCTGGTGGTGTTTATTCTTCGACAGGGTATTCTACTACAGGAGCTACGGGAGCTACAGGTGCTACTGGCCCAGAAGGCCCAACAGCAACAGGTAGCGTAATAGGCCCAGCATCAGCTACTGATAATGCCATAGTACGTTATGACGGTATTACTGGAGAACTAGTACAGGACTCCGCAGTCATAGTAGATGACACTAATAATGTATCTGGTGTTGGAAATATAACTCTGACTGGAACTGTTGATGGTCGAGACGTAGCAACAGACGGTAGTAAGTTAGATGGTATCGAGGCATTAGCAGACGTTACCGATGTTACTAATGTAACAGCGGCTGGTGCATTGATGGACTCTGAACTTGCATCGATTACTGATGTTAAGGCATTAAACCAGAGTGTAGTTAGTGGAGCAACACCAACTTTCACAACAACCAATTTTACTGATGCCACTAATAAGCGGTTCATGTCCGACGCACAAGAATCTAAATTAGATGCGATTGAAGCTCTGGCAGATGTTACTGACGTTACGAACGTAACAGCGGCTGGCGCGTTAATGGATTCTGAACTGACTGATTTAGCTGGGGTTAAAGGCGTTACCATCTCCACTCTTCAGGTCAAGCCAGTTGAAGGCGCGTTTGCGGATGGGGACAAAACCAAGTTAGATGGTATTGAGGCGTTAGCAGATGTAACAGATGCAACAAACGTAAACGCGGCTGGTGCAGTCATGAACTCTGATTTTACAGTTAAAGGTCAAATTGGAGTGGCTACAGGGAGTGGAACAATAACAACACTAACCGTAGGTGCTAACGATACAGTATTAACAGCAGACAGCGCGGAAGCTAGTGGAGTTAAATGGGCAGCCTCTGGTGGCGGCGGTGGTGGCTATTCATATTTTTCAGCAGACTTATTCACAGGATAATATTATGGTAACAGTACACTCCGTTAACAATTATCACACCAATCACGGTGAGAGGGTAGCATCATCGCTTTAATCGGACATCTAAGTGGCAGTACAGACGGACAACCGATCTTGATTGCTGCAACCGCAACAGCGGGAACAACAGTACACACAGCAGTAGCGGCAACAGATCAGATCGACATGGTGCATTTATATGCGCTGAACGGACATACAGCAGCAGTGGCAGTAACAGTGGAATGGGGTACAGCAACAGCTACCAGCAATCTAGTAGTTACGATACCAGCAGATTCAGGGCTAACACGCATAACACCGGAGGGTGGATTGCCAGCGCAGAACAGCAATGTTATTGCAGTGTTCGCGGGTACGACTAACGTAATAGCAGTGATGGGTAAAGTGGTTCGGTCTACAACTGATGAGGCGTTCTGATGTCTTATAGCACAAACAATAGCAATTATTGGGAGAGATGACTATGAAGCGTGTATCTAAACCTGTTAGCGAGTTGTCAAGTCGTTATTTGTACGCAACTGATAAGCTCACAAAAAGCTCTACCCAATCACAGGGAAGCGCAGTAACAAAAACCACTTTTGATGGCGTTGAGGGGAAAGAGCCGTTTGATGGGTCTGCCGATCCGTCAAATAACCGTCTATATGTCCCTTTCGG